GCAGGGAGTAGTAACTCGACCAGAGTTCTACTGACGGTATCGCTGGCATTCGAGAGATCTATAGTCGCAAAATGGCCCTTGATAGAGGCCTCACAGGCAACCCGCTTGTGAATAGTTTGCGCATTCAGCAGGTCAAGACCTGCGCGGAACAACCTTTGCTTCATCAACTTTCCATAGGAGAGTTGGTAGAAGAGGTTGACGGAAGGTTCGATGCATATGCCTCGATCCTTCTCGCAGTCCTTAGGAACCGTTGTGAAACGATTTCCGCGGACAAATTCCGGATCTCTTCCAAGACTGGCACAAGCTTTCGCCCATGCAGTACCGGTCCATGGAAACATGAACCAGGCAGCCTCGGAGGTCAATGTGGGACGAGAAGACATCTTATCGGGAACGGTAACTAACTGTCCCCTATCGCCATAAGTCGCACCAGGCCCAAAGCGACCATCCAGAAGATCTGGACAGGGCCCTAGGAGACGCGCTACGATCTTTCGAATCCGCAAGATGAACTTGTAGATCCCCTCATCCTCGGCGGCATAAGCCTGACCGTAGAGATAAGGTCGTAGTCTGTCATTAGTACGGAAGCACTGTCGCTCGCTAAGCCAGAAGTTATCTATAGCCTTGGCCTTTCGGTCGAAGCTAGTAGGCAAATCCTGGCATTTGCGAAGGATGCTGGCACATTGGTTATCACGCCAAAATGCTTCAGCATTGCTGTAGTGCTTCGGGTCGATTCGCATAGAAGCGAGATCGTCCCAACACCCGTGTTTGATACGGAGGTAAACTCCGAGAGACACCGGGGTGGCGAAGTCTTCGCACATAGCGAAGACTGCTCTCTCCACGTCACGTGGTAGGGAGTAGTGAGTCATGGAATGGTCCTACGAGTGTCAGGTAGGACTGTAACCGGACTTGAACGAGTCCTTGACCAGAGTGGTCACGAACAAGTTCATAGCCTGGCTGACGGCTTCATTAATATCCGTGACGGCCATCCCCAAAGGGATGACGCCCGTGATGCCAATGATGGCTTTGTCAGCCACGGTTACTTTTCCATCAGTGCCGGTGACCGTGGTGGGGTACATAAGCTGCCCTTCCATGCGACGCGCCGTGCCGGACCCGTTGGAACGGGACGACAGGGTAAGCGTCGGACGGTGAGAGATAGCAGTACCCACACTTTGGTTACGCCAAAGCGCCGGGTTCTTGTCACCCGAAGAAGGCACTTCCGCCGTGTAAGTCACGTCGGTAACTCCGTCATTTTTCTTGACAGTCAGATTTGCGATACTGGGCATTGTAGCTCCGGTAAAGTGAGTCCCTAAAATTAAGGGAGAGTTGACCAAGCCTTAGAGGGCTTGGAGGAGGAGGCTAATGGCTGTTAAGCCACGTTGCCAGGATAAGGCCTTAGCGGGCCTCACGCGCAGAACAGGTCCTGGGATAGGACCAACTGTCCG